CAACAAAGTAATGGAAAGCCGCTTTGGCGTCAAGATCGATTATGACAACTTAAACTTTCCTAAAGCTTATGTGCTAGCTCAAGGTTTAACTGAAAATCTTGAAAAAATCAAGCACAGTCATGGAGTTCATGTAGCAGAAAAAAATCCTAAGTATATGGAACTGCTAATGGTTCGTGAAGGCCTACATCACTGGATGGTTGAAAATAGACAACAATTAGTCATGGAAAGCGAAATGGGCAAGAGCCAAGCTATTTTAGCTGCCAAGGACATGGTTGATAGTATTCAAGACATGCTAGAAGAAGTAAGCAAAATGCAAAACGAACAGATGCCTGCTTTACTAGACACTATCCGTGACCAAATTGGTATGGAGCAAGCTGAAACATTTAAAGGTTCAGTAGAGCCACTTTTAGCCAATATGACTCAACAATTAAGCGCGGCCAGAGGCACTGCCGACGATGCAGCTCGTGCATTAGCAGGCGAACAAGTTGCAGCTCCAATGGGTATGAGCGGTGCTCCTGCTATGGCACCAGGTGGTATGCCAGGACCGATGCCACCAGCTGATATGACCAGTGACATGGATACAGACAGCTTTGCAGCTACAGATGCAGCTGCCGGTCCTAATGCAGTAGGTAGAGAGAAGCGTTAATGCGTGTTGCAGAAGTAATCGTTGAGAATCAAGCTGTAGATCGGTATCTTGACGAAGTTCTTGAAGACGAAGCTGATGGGCGTGGTGATGCAAACTTGATGACCACGCTGGAGTTTCTACGCAACAGAGCACACGATACTCACATCCAACCAAGAATAAGAGTTGATAGTTTAATTAACTTAGTGCAAGGAACAGGCGAAACTCAATTTAATCTAGAAAATCTATTAGACGCTTACAAAGGAAATCCGGATATAAAAAATTTAATAAAAGATATCAAGGATGATTCAAGTGGCGTAAAATATGTTTACCTCCAACCATTTCAAGATGATACAGATATGCCCGCAGAAATTGGACAGAAAATCCCACAAACCGCACCAGAACGCACTGTAGATTCAATGGCCAAATCGGCACTTGCAAAAAGATCTTAATTAATCTATAATTACTTCAAGGAGAAATACTTATGTCTTATTCGGCACAGGTAGTGGATCACTACGAAAATCCACGTAATGTTGGAAAACTGGATAAAAATGATCCTCAAGTAGGTACAGGACTAGTAGGAGCTCCAGCCTGCGGCGATGTACTTCAGCTTCAAATAAAAGTAGAGCAAGGAATGATAACAGATGCGAAGTTTAAAACTTATGGCTGCGGTTCAGCGATTGCGAGTTCGTCGTTGATATCTGAGTGGGTCAAAGGCAAAACTCTCGAAGAAGCTGAGCAAATTAAGAATACACAAATTGCCGAAGAACTGGCATTACCGCCGGTTAAAATACATTGTTCAATACTAGCCGAAGATGCAATAAAAGCAGCATTAAACGATTATAAAAATAAAAATGCTTAATGTATTATTTTATCACGCCAATCTGTTAGATGCTACTAAAACAAAAAGATTTTATTTAGGAACTTCATCCTTTTTTTTGAAAACCTATTTTGATGTTCACTTTCCAGAGCTAGCGAACAAGGTAAATTGGATTACACCTATACAGGCTTACATCAATGATGATGAGCTGATTTCTATATGTAATAGAGAAAAAATAGATTTACTATGTACAAGTCATTATATATGGAATAATGAATTTTTACTAATGCCGCAATTATCAAGAATCAAAGATAAAATTTGTGCCAAGGTAATTAGTGGTGGACCTAGTATTTCTGTTCATGTTGATGACAATTTTTTTCAAAAACATCCTTATATTGATTATGCTATATACGGACCCGGAGAAAAAGCATTTGCAGATTTACTTGTAAGCCAACTTGGTAACAAAAAAATTATTTCCTTTAATACATCAAATATAGCTTTTTACGACAAAGAAAAAAATAAAACAGTAATTTCAAAATTTGAATATGTTCCGTTAACTTCTGTTAGTCCTTACTTGCATAATAAAGAAGTGTTTAGTCACTCAGTGAAAGAGTTACAAAATAAAGGATACGATGTTGCTGTTCCGTTTGACCTCACTAGAGGCTGTCCGTACTCATGTACATTCTGCGATTGGAATAGCGGACTTAGTAATAAAGTATCTAGGCGTAAAAACAGTTTCCATGATGATATTGATTTATTTCACGAATTAAACATTAAAACAATTTATCTGTCAGACGCCAATATAGGACAATTCCCCGAAGACATTGATATGATAGCCTACATGGCCAAGAAAAACATTGAAGAAAATGCCGGATTTCAAGTTGAAGGAAATCTAAGTAAGCTACGCAAAGAAAATAACTTAAAAATAATGCATTTAATGGCACAAGGAAAGCTGGTCAATAAATACGGAATGGTTTTAGCTGTTCAAGATATCAATGAGAGTATTTTAAATAATATTGATCGACCAGATGTAACTTGGGAAGTGCATAAACAAATGATCCACGAAATGCGCTTGCATTACCCTGAATATATAATGAAATTACAGTTGATACAAGGATTACCGGGTCAAACTGTTCTTGGTTGGAGAGAAACTCTAAAAGAAGTTACCAAAGAAAGAGTTTATGCATACATTTTTATCAATGAACTTTTACCTACCAGTCCGGCTGCACTAGACAAAAATTATCAACAAAAATTTCAATTCACTTATTCCACTAGCGAAAGATTTACCACACGCAAAGAAGGATACAGTTTTTATAGAGGAAAATTTCCTGCATCATGTGTGAGTTTTACTCAACGAGATTTTGTCAAGATGACTGTACTTTCTCATTTGTATTTGTGTATAATGTCTTTGAGAACGCTGTTTGACAATTACCAAGGATTTGATACAGAAAAATTAATCGATATGCTATTAGCCAGTGAAAACTGTAAAATGATAGAAGAAAATTTATACAACAATTGGACAATGTTAGATAAATTTTATTATACAATTAATTTCAGTGGGGAATCAAAAATGATACCCGGGGATAGTATGTCGGAACACATACAAGATTGGTTAGATACTAAAGAATTTCAAAAAATTTTACTTAGTAATATAACTAATGATTCCTTAAAAAAAGAAGTATTTATGTGTATAAGACAATCACAACTGTCTGAAAAAATTGTAACATTAGTGGATCAATATTATTGATGATAAATCTTACTGAATTAGCAGCTAAAAAAGTACAGCAACAGTTGTCCAAGCGAGGCCGAGGTAAAGGCATCATGATAGGCGTTCGGACCACAGGATGCAGCGGACTTGCATATAAATTAGAGTATGTAGACACTCCTCCTATAACACGAGATTGGATAGTCTACGAAAGTAACGGCATTAAAATTTATGTCAACGGCCGAGATTTGCCGTACATCGATGGTATGACCATGGACTGGAAACGTCAAGGACTCAATGAAGGATTTGATTTTATCAATGAAAAAGAACGTGACCGTTGCGGTTGCGGAGAAAGTTTTCGAATCTAAATGATTGTACAAAAATTTGATTATACTCCTCTAGCCAGAGAAAGCATAGAGGGCAAACGCCATTATGCACTACCTGATGGAAGCAGAGTACCTAGTGTTACAACCATACTTGATCGCACCAAGCCTTTAGAAGCCCAACAAAAACTACAGGAATGGAAGAATCGTGTAGGGCACGAAAGGGCACAACAGATTACCACAGAAGCCGCCAATCGCGGCACCAGAATGCACACTTATCTAGAACGCTACGTTAAGCTTGGCGATATTGGCGATTTCCCTACTAATCCATTTGCACAGCCCAGCTGGTTTATGGCCGCACAAGTTATACTGGAAGGATTGACGAATGTCGATGAATACTGGGGTTGCGAGGTACCTTTATATTATTCTGGGCTATATGCAGGCACTACTGATTGTGTCGGGCTATGGAAGGGACAGCCGGCTATTATGGATTTTAAGCAAACGAACAAGCCTAAGAAAAAAGAATGGATCGACGATTATTTTCTACAGCTCGCAGCATATGCGGCGGCTCACAATGACACATATGGAACAGAGATCCAAACGGGTGTTATCCTTATGTGTGCAAAACCTGCTGACGACAACTCGGATCCAGTATATCAGGAATTTGTGCTAGAACCCCAAGATTTTGCCTACTGGACGGATCAATGGATGCGTAGAGTAGAGCTGTACTATCTCTCAAGCTAAATACACAATAATTGAGGATTTAGCATGGCCGTTACACAAATTTCCAGAATTCAACATCGACGTGGATTAGAGCAAGATTTGCCACAATTGAGCTCGGCTGAGTTAGGTTGGAGTTTAGATACTAGAAAACTTTATATTGGTAATGGCACAATAGAAGAAGGTGCCCCGACTGTTGGGGTAACACGTATTTTAACCGAACATGATATTGCTGCAATAACCAGCGAAGTTAGTCTTGCTAATTATACTTTTTTTGGTAATGCTGCAGGTTATATTGCTCAGACCGGAGCAAGTGCAATTAGTCCTGTGGTTAGAACATTACAGGACAAATTAGACGATTTTGTTAACGTCAGAGATTTTGGTGCAGTAGGCGACGGAGTCACAAACGACACTGCTGCAATTAATAGAGCTATCCAACAAATCTACAAATCCACAGTTAGTCCAACGGAACCGAGAGCAAGAAGAGCAATTTATTTTCCAGGTGGTACGTATCTAATAACCAGTGCTATTTTGATACCGCCTTTTGCCAAACTTGTTGGTGATGGTATAGGAAGTGTGACAATACAACAAACAAATGCCAATCAAAGTATAGCCGAAACATGTGATAGCTTGTTCCAAACTGATGCTAATATAGGTACAAGTTCTGCGGTATATCCACACGATATCGAAATTGATGGATTGCATTTTTACAATTCAAATTCAAGCGTAACCTCCACCTTGCTTGGTATTGACAGTGCAAGCAATGTCAAAGTCAGAAATAGCAAGTTCACTTCTGTCGCATCTGCAGGATTTTACCCCAATTTAGTTAGTGTAATAACTTCAACAGATACATCAAGAAAAATTACATTTGATTCCTGTGAATTTAGAACTGGCGGGCATGCTTTTTTAGTAACTGGTACATCTTGTTATGCAATTAGAGTTTTAAATAGTTCTTTTGAAAATATATCCAATGCAGCAGTATTTCTTGGAAATACTGTAGGATTCACTGGTGTAGGCAATTATTACGGCACCGGAGTAAAATCTATTGTTAAAAATTCATCTAATCATGTTCAATCCTTTGGTGATTACTTTGCAGATAACAACCTATTACAAGCAGGGTTGATTCTAGGAAACTTATTATATTCAACAACTCAAGAATATACTTTGACAACTTCTACATTGGCGCTTCCGGTTACAGCAAATATTCCTTTTGAAATAACGTACACAATCAATAAAAATTCTGCATACAGATTTGGAACCGCAGTTTTTACTCCGATTGAGTCTGGGTCTAGCATTGTGTACACAGATCACTATACTGAAACTGTAACCGGAGTTGAGGCAAATCTTTCAGCAAATAACGATAGTCTTTTATTTTCTTTAACAAGTGGCACAGCTACATTAAAATTCAATTTTAAATTTTTCAATTAATGTTTAAACTTTTGCCTAATAATAGGCTAAGTGAATGGAAATCGTTTAGGAACCAGCTAAATCAAGTCACGTTGCCTATTGCAGTAAGAAAAACTCAAGAATTTTGGCAATCATGTCCTTTTACGCCTTTTTATCTAGACCCAAACAATCCCAATGAATGGCCTGATCCCTGGCAGTTAATAATAGAAAATTATTATTGTGATCTTGCAAAAACTTTAGGAATCGTGTATACTTTACACCTAACTGACTATAAAGACCAAATTTTTCCTGAATTAAGAACATATTTTGATCCAAACACCAGGCATTATTATCATATAGCCTATTTGTGTCATGGGAAATATGTTCTTAATTTGATCGAAGGTGAAGTTGTAAATAAAGAACACATTAATCAACAATTAAAATTAAAACGTTGCTACACAGCAACAGATTTAAAATTAGAACAATACTAAAGGCGTGAACAATGCAAATTCAAGTTACTAAAAGAGATGGCAGCAAAGAACAATTAGATTTAGAAAAATTACATCGAGTGGTATTTTGGGCAACCGAAGGAATAACGGGTGTAAGTGCGAGTGAAGTAGAAATTAAGAGTCATATACAGTTTTACAACGGAATTCGAACAGCAGACATTCAAGAAACACTAATTAAAAGTGCAGCCGATCTTATTTGTGAGGAAACACCAAATTATCAATACGTAGCAGGTAGATTAATCAATTATCATTTGCGTAAACAAGTGTACGGAGATTACTCTCCATGGCCACTGCTAAAACTAGTAAAAAAGAATGTGGAGTCTGGATTTTATGATCACGGCCTTCTCGCCGCCTACTCCGAAGACGAATGTAACAAATTAAACAGCTTTATTCATCACGAGCGTGATGAAAACTTTACCTACGTGGCCATGGAACAATGGCGTGGCAAGTACCTAGTACAAAA